CACGAGTTTACACAGAGTTTCATGGCTAAAAAGATCGATGACACGTGCCAACTCACTTTTCCGGACATGTACTACCCTTGCGTGTGGTACATGAATTTGGTCCGGTATCCTAAATTCTTACCAGATGCGAATGTCACCAGCCTTATTAACTCGACTTTCGCCACCACTTTCAAACACTACACGTTCACCCCTAAGGTGAATTACTATCAACCCGAATTCATATTCCTCAGTCTGCCTGCACTAACTGCTCTCGTGCTCACCGTTATTTTGTTCATTATCCGTTGCCGTCGTGCGCATCCTCCCCCAGGATTCGCTCACCTCAACCACGGTTTTGTCGGTGACTCACAGGGTGGACCAAGAGATGTACGCGTATTCTACCGCGGCAGCGATGTACCCGTGGTTGAATTTAAATGGATCCCGTGGTTGATGGGTTATGCGTGGCGGTACTTTCGCTATCAAGATCACGGCTCCTTCTTGGTGCTCTCTGAGACTTACTCACCCTCTCGGCTTGACGATAAGCCAGTATACACCGTTATTGAGCGATACTACACGGTGAATCGTGTTACCACGATACAAGCGCTCGTTGAACTCCACCTTACTCAGAGCCGCGTCGAGGTCATTGATACTCATCTCGTGAACTTCATATTGTTGCACCCTGAATTTTCCTCCACTGCTGCTGTGCTTCATAATGGAACTAACGTCAAGAGTGTCATTGCTCGCATCTGCCACAAACTTACAAACGACGACGACATTATTAATCGACTTAAACGCATCTACGGCGATCGCGCGCACGAAGTTATCGCATCAGGCGCGCGTCACCTGCTGAATTATTTCTCCGTGAAGCAATTTACGGATGAATTGACAGCTCCCGCCGGTCAATACATTATTGATGCGGATTTTCGAGTCGGGTACACTCGCCAGGCGCACACCGATTGTACCCGTATCGACTCGTTCCAAGTAAGTGCGTGGTTGCTAAGCCTTTTCTTTATAATGCTCGTTTTAGATGCCTGGTCGGTCCTGAGTATTACAAGGACGGCGTTCTCAAATTTGATTCTTATGAACGCCCGGATGGTGCATATCGTTCAATCTTTGGTCCAGTATTTAGTAATAAGGGTGTGGTATTCGCTCGGACTAACTGGAATCTTTCAATGGCTCTCCGCCGAATGGTTGGGTGCCGCCTTGATGACGACGGAGTGTTACATCTCTCGACTTGCCCTTCTTGCACACACGGAGCTCAATATCGAAAGTTTGATGCTGATCTTAGAGACATGCAGCGCGTTTTCATCGGCAAACACTACAGCCTTTTAGATTATATGCGCCACATGTATTCAGGAATGGCCATTCGATACAACCAAGGATCTTTTGATGAACTTCAAGAATTGGCGCAACAACCACATCCCAAGAAAGCACTCAGACTGCGATACTACGAGGAGTGTTTAGAAACTTCTGACTATGGCGGCGAACTCGGGGTCAAATCCGTCCGCTGCCCTATGAAACCGATCGAAATAGCTAAGCCGGGTAAGCCACCCAGACTTATCGGTGACTTCGGTGTCGGCGCTTCAATGCGTGGCGCCGCTGTCATGGACGACTTTAAGCAAGTCATGGCCAACTCGCTCATAGTTTACAAGGGGTTTCTTATAATCTTCGTTAAGTCACCGAATCCGAC